AACATTACCTGTTAAACCGCCTACAAAGCCTGTAGAGGCTGTTACTGTCGTTCCTGTGATTGCTTGGGCAGATGAACCACCGATAACAGCACCATTGATAGTACCGCCAGTAATCGTTGCAGACGATGATGTGATATTGCCACTAATACCACCAGAAGCAGTAATCGCACCTGTCGTAGTAGATGTGCCAGTCACATACAAGTTACCACCAACAGTTACATTGTCGCCAGCAGAACCATCTTGAAAGTTCTTCAACTGAGCCATCAATTGACGAATGGCATTGTTGACCAAACTAGGGGCCATACCCTCCGCTAAGTTAATACTGTTAATGTCAGTATTGTTATTAGCGGTACTGCTGTATTCTGAAATCTTGGTCTTTGCCATGTTAATCCTTATTGCAAAAGTGAACGCAATGCTGCTGTAAACGGCTCTGCTACTGGTGTTAATTGTGAACCAATAAGACCACTTGTTGATGATTGAACTTGTTGCTCACGCTTCATTTTTTCCATTGCATTACGCAACAAACGAATCTCATCACCACTTGTTGCTCTGCTCATCAAAATTTTACCTATCTCATTACGAACAGGCTCTGGAACAGATGTTCTTTTCATGTTGTTTGACAACATATTGATTAAAGAACCAATATCCATTGTCTTGGCAGCAGCAGCCATATTGACTGTATCTTTAAGCGTTTCGTTTCCAACATCTTCCATGCGAGCCTCACGACCAGCAGTCTGTGAACCACGACCAACTGTTTGAATCTCTTTCTTACGAGCCTCTGCTGCTACATCAGAAGCAAACATTCGAAAAGCACGCTCACTTGGGAAAATCTCTTTTAAACGCTCTTGTGTTGTTGGCTCTTTCCACATATTGAGCAAACGAGTCTGACCTGACTGAGTGCCAGCCAAGTCACGCAATCCCTCATAAGCACCAACTCGGAATGATTCCAATTCTGAGTCGCTCATGTCTTTAACAAGAGTGCGAATAGTAGCTGCTGGCTTATTGATTACTGTGCGTCCAAGTTCTGCTGCACTAATCAATGCGCTTGGGCCAGCATACGCATCTCGTGCGCTTTTATACAAAGATTTACCAGTTTCGCTATCCATTGTCATTTCATCAAGACGCTTCAAGAAGTCTTTCTTCAATTTAACAACTGAACGACCAAACTCGTTAATTTCACCTCTGTCATTTACTGCTGTTTTGCTACTAATAATGTCATCAAGACCACGCTTAACTTTATCCAAGTCTGGCATTGCAACTTCATTAGCGTTCTTTACATCTTTTAATGTAAATGGCTCACGCAAACCAGTAGAGATTTTCTCAGCACGAGCAAATGCACCTAGCTTCTTAGATGCATCAAGAATCTGCTTCAAGTCATCATCAAGAGTAATGCTGACAGTTTTCAGTTGGTCATACAAAGGAGTTGCTTCAACATCACGCTTTGTCATCAATGATTCAACAGAGTCTGCCAATCTTGCACCAGTTGGAGACAATTGTGTCTCTGCTGATTGAGCAAGTCTTCCACCTCGTTGTGCTTGACGATTACGGATTAGTTCTTCAGTCCAATTCTTTGTGCGTCCTGTGAGTGTTGCCATTGTGTCTAGCAAATCACGAGTGTTATATCCAGACGCTTCAGCCAAAATAGCATCATCGCCTAGCTTTGCCATACGAGCAGTAACTTGGTCTGTTGTAGCACCATCACGCAACATTGCTTGAGCAACACGCCTACGAGCCAAATCTACAGATGATGTACCAACATACTCACGCAAACTTTCAGGAATAATTCTTCCTGCTTGGCTTGTAATAGCTTGCTTGATAGGACGAACGGCTTTCATGCCTAGTTCAGTACCAGCACCAAGAATAGAACTAACAGCACCAGATGTAGCTGCTTCTTTAGGAATATCCTCAAGTTCTTTAGCTTCACCTGCGCCACCAACAACTCCAAAACCTAGACCAGATGCAGCAGAACGCAAGACAGGGCCAACACTAGGAGCAACAGTTTTACCAATGTTCAACATACCTAATGGTAATGATGCAGTACCTTGTGCAACTACACTACCAATTGGTTGTTCTTCTTTATAGCTTTCAACACCTGCGCGATAAATATCTCGTGCTTGTTGATAACCTTGTGATGGAGATTCACCACGAACCAAAGCAGAACCACCACCAACAAGACCTGCTAGTTCATCAGCAAATCCAAGAGTAGGGCCTTGCAAAGCAGTCATTGCAAGACGAGTGCCTTTAGATAAGCCTTTACCAGTAGTTTCTTCTTTAGTTACTTGCAAAGATGATGGAAGTTCTAAACCCTTGGAAATGTACCAAGAACGGACTTCTTCTTTACTAAAGCCTTCATTTAAGGCTTCTTGAACTTTTTGATTTTCATCCATTTTGTTCTGCCTTATTTAAGAATATCGTCAAGAGACTTAGGCTTTAGTACACGCTCGTAAGGATTCAAGATTGAATAATCTTCTCCACCTAATTTTGCGTTTAACTTTCGATAAGCTTCCAAAGATGGCATCAATTGTTTTTGTCTTTCAGTAGCAACACCAGTAGCAATCTTCTTCAAATTCTCTCGTTCTTCAGGTGTAAATGTTCCACCATCTTTAAATTTCTGGGCAGCTAATTTAATTTGAGTTGGGATAGAACGGCTACCAATAATGGCATTTATGTCGTTTGCCTGAACAGCACCAGACGAGTCATAAATTTTTGCAAGGTTATACAACATCGCACCATCGCCACTTGTATTGCCAGCTTTTGCTTGTTTAAAAGCATCATTGAAAGCACCAAGACGATTAGAGACAACATCGTCACCAGAGTTTTTAAGATAGCTTTCCCATTTGCCCATTGTGTCCAATTGGGCTTTAGCTACTGCTGTTGGGTCTTTCAAATCTACAGAAACTTTAGGTGCTTTGAGTGCTTCTTTTCTATCAATATAAGCTTTAATCAATGCTCGTTCAGTAGCTGTCATTGATTCAACTGGTGTAGTAATACCAAGAATTTGTCTTGCTTCTTTTACTTCTCCAGCAATATCTTCTTTCTTTGGCGCACCAGTAGCAACAGCCATTGGCTTGCCATCAGCACCAATCTCATAACGAACTTGACCTTCGCCAAGCGTATATCCTTCAGGACGCAATGCTTTCTCAACACCTGATGCAGTCTGTAATGCAGCCATTCCAGCAGGGCCAAGACCCATCAATTCACGAGTGACAGAACGCAATCCACCACCTGCTGCCTGTGGTTGATTAGGGCCAGCAATCTCTTGACCAAACATATTAGTTAATGGTGTTTCAGCAAATGTCTCTGGACGATATGCTTTAGCCAAAATCTGTTGTGCTGCAAGTTGTTGCTGTTTTGTAGTTTCTTCTTCTTTACGCTTTTTGAGCAACTCTTGCAATTGAAAATTCTGCAACTGGTTTTGCATTGCCTCAGTCATACCACCACGATATGCTTTCTGACCAGCTTGCAAACCTTCAGCAATAGACTGACCTGTGTTGCCACCTTGGAACAATCGTCCTGCTAGGGCATACAAGGCTTGTGCTTGTGCATCGTCACGATTACGCTGAATATCCTCTGGTGACATACCAAGCAGACCCATTGTGTCTGCACCGCCTGTACCGAAAATGTCTAATAGTCCAGCCATGATTAACCTACTTGAAAGTAAGGATTGATTACAGCGTCAGCATTTTGACTACCCCAAGTAGTTCCATTTAGCCAGTTAGATGCGCTGTTATACAAGTTCCCAATACCAGTTGAACCACCTAGATTCTTGTACAAACCACCGCCAACAGCAGCCAAACCAAGAATATTCTGCAATGTAGATGTGTCTTGTGTACCGCTAGTGGTAGATGAAGCTACTCGTCCTAGTGGGTTGCCATAGACCAATGACAGATAATTCTGCAAGTTCTGTTGTGGTTGGTTTTGCAAGAAGTTGAAACGAGCCATGTCAGACTGCAACTGTTGACCTTGGTAACCTTCACGAATCTGACCAGCTTGCAACATATTCTGAATGTCTTGGTAGTCAGCAGAAGTTATTGCAGGGGCAGCCAATGTAGCTTGTTGCTGACGATTACGCTCATCTGCATAGTTCTGGTAAGCCAACTGTCCAGCAGTATTAGCCAACTGTTGACCAAATGCGCCTGTGGCTCGGTCTTGCAATTGACCCATAGCACCAGAGCCATAACGCCCTGCCAAACTAGCTTTAGATGAAATATCACCTAGAGTCTGTTTGAATTGAGTCTCAGCAGCTTGTGCAGCAGGTTGGAACGCACCTTGGAAGAAAGGATTGCCACCCAAGAAACCACCAGAAACTGTGTTCTGGAGTTGATTCTGAGCAGACTGGAGTAATGGGTTACCCAGAGAAGCACGAGCCTCAAGAGCCTGTAAACCTGTCTGAGTGGTAGTCGATGGACTTACATAAGTCTGACCACCATAGTATTGTGGGCCACCAGCCTGATACGCTTGCTGTGCTTGTTGCAAACCATATGAGAGATATGGTTGAATTGTTGGGTCAATTTGTGATGTGGTAGTAGTCGCCATGTTTTACTCCTAGAGTTTCGGATTCCATAGCGGGTCATCCACAGAATCCATTTTAATCAAATTTTGTTAGAAATCAACCAATAATTGCATATCTGTAGGTCTTATTTGCCGTTGAATTTGCAAAGTGGGTAATCGTTGCCGTACCTTGTCCTTGTGAACTAGCATAGATGTTTGTCAAAGCATTAGGAGTGACAAAGTTCAATGTAGTAATCAAAGACGCTGTAGAGGGTCTTGTCGGGCTTGTCTGAGTAGGCAAATGCTCTAATGAAATGGTTGTGCTAGTAGCTGACCACCACAATTCAATGTAATCATTAGCAGCTAACTCTAAAAAGTAATTCCATCCAACAATAGCGTGACCATCTACGCCACCATGACTATTAGGGATAGAGATAAAACCTGTAGAGCCAGCAACATCAGTCCCATTTTTACGCAACCAAACGCTTACATCATGTATTTGCGTATCAGTATTGTTAAACTGACCAGACCATTGGAAGTTGTATGTCCCTGCGTTTTTGACATTCATCCTAGAACTGTTGCTCAGAGTTACCCCATTGGAGTAATCTGTGGTGTCTAGTGTCATTGCATAGGCAGTATTTGCTGTAGCAATTGTTTGGTCAACCAAACTCTGAAAAGCACCATAAGGCATTACATCAGCGTATGCAGCAGCAGAAGCAGCAGTAAACAGAATCACGCTGTCTGGGCCTATCCTTCTGTCCACCAAAGTGGTAGTGGTTGCGCCACCAGTCGCAAGAGTAATCGTTCCTGTGTTATTGGTCTTGCCATCCATGATGCCACGAACCACCTCTGCCACGGCTCGTTGGTCACCACCGAAAGCAGGTAGGCTTCTAAACATCAGCGAACCCCTTGACCAACAACATCCACATCAATAGCCACAGCGTTAATCCAATCAGCACCAGTAGGAACTAACTGAAGTCTGTGGTATCTACCAGCACTACGCAAAGAAACCCTGTTCTCTGAGTCTGCTGCTACGGCTGTTCCATAGTTCACACTTTGGTTTAACAATGTACGAGAAGCTACCGCAATAGTCGCTGAACCATTGTCAACTTGTGGACGAGCCAATGTCACAACTGATGGCCCACCCAAGTCAATATCACCAGTAGCAATCTGCCCTGTAAGGTTTGCGCCTGTATATGTGTAAACCTTATTTCCTAGCGTACCACCAAGGAAATACTTACCACCAACATACAAACGAGAGTCAAGGCTTGTTGTCAATGCGTCAATAGAACCATTGATGCTATCCAACTGCTCAAGAGTTACAGACGCTGTAGAGGCTTCAGACAAATAGTCTGTACCTGCATCTGCGTATGTCCATTTCTTCGTTGCAAAGTTGTAAATAATCAGTTTACGATTTCCATCTGTAGCAACATAGTTCCATATAACCAACTTGCGAACAGGGTCAACAGCAGCAGACATAGAACCATAATCAGATTCTGAAGCGTCATCAATAAAGAATCGGTCAACTTTTTCACTTCCAATTGGCTGAATCGTTTGACCATCGCATAAATAGAAACCATCATCAGATAAGAAGAATGTGATGCCTTGGTACTGAGCAATTGAGCCAGCAACCATACATCCCTTGTTACGAGAAATATTGTCAAACTGGAAAATAAATGGTGTACCAACATAGGTCATTCGGCTAATGGCTCTTTCCAAGAATACCAAACCAAACTCACCACCACGAATACCTACAATCTGTCCACCATCAGGAATATCTTGGTAATCAGACTGAGTGTTTACATCCTCTGTCCAGTCTGTCTCATCATTGATTGCAGACCAGCGAACACGATATTGCTGCTGTGCAGCACTCTCATAAGTATTAGCCACAACTACAAAGTCACGCACAACAGTAATGTATTTAGCAATAGGTGCAGAAGCATCCAAATCAGCGAATGAAGTGGATGTTCCTAGCGTCCATGCTTGCAATTTGTCAGCATTGTTTGTTGTGATGACAGTCTTGCCAAACTGAGTAAAACGAACTTTGTCGTTAATGCCAGTAGTCATTCCTGACTTAACTTGTGTCAATGCGCCAACACCATCAACTGTATAAATCTTAGTGTTACCAGAAGTAAACAACTGAGTTGTGGAGTCTGGGTTTTTGGCAGCGTACAGAGTAAATAATTCTTCGGCAGCAGCACTAGAAAAGGCTACAGCACTCGGAAAAGGGCCATACCCAACAGCCTGAGAAACTACATTCTTAGCATTAGTCAGCACACCAGTAATACCTGACTGGTCAGGCATCCACTCACCAAGTTGTATTCTTTGTGTAGGCATATCAGATATATGTTGTTTGCATTGCCAATGGAACGCCAGAGAATTGACCCTTCTCATCAGAACGAGTCAACGAATTCATAGCCCTGTCAAACATAGTTCCCCATGTGTTGATTCGAGCATCATTCATCAAGTAAGGCTCTGCTTCTAGCAAAGACGCATACAAGAGCAAATCAGGACACACAGTCAAAAATGTATTGCTTGTGTTTGAGTCACTCAGGAAAGCTGGCGCAGCAGAGTAAACCAAGTTCAGCGTATATGCACCATCAGGAATAGGTGCTAACTTAAACGTGCTAGACAAAACTGTGTAATCTAGTGGCTTACCAGCATCCATGCTTCGTGAATTACGAGAGAACAAAGATGGTGATTCGTAGTTCAATGGCATAACAGGATTGCCATTAACAATAAAATCTTTTACTTCCAAGAAGTCAGCAGGGATACTGACTGTTGCTGTTCCTGATGTGCAGGTCAACGTTGTAGTAGCTAACATCTGGCGAATACGCAAGTCTCTGCGCAAGCGTACTTCTGCCAAACGAATGAAATCTGGAATCTGAGTTGTTAGGTCTGAACGAGCCAAGTATCCTGCGATAGTTGTCTGTAGTTCAGCATATGTAGTAAAACTCATACAACTCCTGTTCTAGTGCGCCAAGCACGATTCATTGGGTCATTCAGAAAAGCAGCAAAACGCTTCTCATCAAGCACAGCATAACCACGCATGATGCCTTGTTTGTTTAGGTCATCAATAACAGTCATTGGAATAGATGCAACCTTGTTACCAAACAAGTTGTCAGACCATCTTGCTCGTTCATCAAAGGAGTTATATTCCTTTTTGTTCTGCTCAACAATGGCAGATACATCTTGACGAGTTTGAATAATGATACCGCCCTCACCATCAGCATGGACAGCAGATTGACGAAAATTGACAGGATTTTGCATAACTTAATTCTATCAGTTTGGGTAGAAAAGAAAATGCCCCAGAGGGTTAAGTCTGAGGCATTTATCGGAGTTACCTTAGATTAAGGTGTCAAGTCAGCAATGATGCCGTGAGCAGCTTGGTTTTTAACTTCCAAGGTGTACTCAGCCAACAACTGTGTGCTTTCGTTGTCGCCAGTCACAGCCAACTCGTTGGTCTGGAAAGGACGCAAGTAAGCGATAGCAGCCATGTCGGGGTCAAGCACAAATGCTGTCTCATCGCATGAGTTGGTAGATGTCATAAAGCGGTTGGGGACAACAGAAATTGTACCGAAGTCGCTCATATAAACATCGGCCGCGGCCACGATTGTTGTGGGTGTGTTCGCAGGGGCCATGAAACGCTGTGCAGCGATACCAGCAAAAGCTGAAACTGTTTGCTTGTGCGCAGGATTGACCATCAACACTTTGGGGTTGCCACCAGATGAGTACACGCTCTTAACAACAGATTGCAACAAGGCTTCTGTGAAAGTGCGGTTTGTGCCGTTTACACGAGCAGTTGTACCCAAAGAACCAGCAACACCATCAGTACCGCCAGAGTAGTTGCTATTCAACCAAGCTTGCAGACCACCCAATTTACGAGCAGTAGTGGAGTCACCATTAGAAGCAATCTGGTTGCTCAGAACGGAAGTTTCCATGTCACGCTTAATTTCGGCCGATGCTTTAGCCAGTTGATAGGCTTTTTCTGACTTGCGGCCAGCTTTGTCAACGCTCTGCAAAGTGCCAGAAATCTTGATTGTTTTCTGTGCAATCTGAGTGCGGTTACCAACACGAGTTGTTGGAGACATAGTAGCGTCAGATGCTGTTGCACCCTCAACTGCGTAGTTAGACAAGCTGGCTGCTGCCAAGCTGTCAGTCTGCCACTCGTGATAAACAGCAGTAGCTTTGGTTTTACCTACAGACGAAAAAAATGGAGTGTCTGTTGGTGAGATGTTATAGATAACATCCGAAAGGTCTTCCCGCTGACCAATAGCGGTGTATGTTTGATATGTAGCCATGTTAATACTCCAAAATTAAAAGAATCGTTCAAATGCTTTGGCAGCGTCAGCAACTTTTCCAGTTTCACGCAACCTCTGCATAACCTGTTTATCTTGTGATGACTTTGTAGGAGGCGCAGAAGTCCCAGAACGCATCATCTTAGGGGCAGCCTGAAGTTTCTTGGTTAACTCAGGTTTGCTCTTTTGAAGTTGCTCATACTTCATTGCTTTATACAAACTCACCACAGCCCGAGAGTCATATACGGAACTGAGTTCTTGGTCAGTCCACCCAACAGACTTCGCATAATCTCGAATTTGCTTTCGGATTGCATCACCCTGTGGCGTAGCCAACTCAGGAATCAGGCTAACTAGCTTCTCAGATTCTTGACGGAGATGGTTTTGCAAAGAGGCTTGATGCTCGGCTTGTTGCTGTTGTGCAATGCGTTGCTGTTCTTGCCTTACTACTGCTAACTGCTTCTCACGCTGATTCTGTTCAGCTACCGCTACCGCATAACCGATAGGGTCTGTTTCCTTTAGA